GTGTCTGTCCACAAATCGCTTAGATCATACCATTGATAACAAGAATTGGCATTGATCTTTTCTATGTTGTGCCGATTCAGCAGGTCAAACAAGATGTTCTTTTTGATGCGCTTATGAAATAATGCTGGAAGGCGAATAATTGTAACAATGCTATTGGGGAATGTTTGCTTAACTAGCAGCTCAAAGATATAGCGCACAGAGCCATAATCGATGGCGTGCATCTCAGGGAAATCTTGCACGTATTTATAGGTTTGACTATAAACATCAATCGTTGAATAAAGAATCACCTCCCTCGGTTTCCATAACCTTATCTTTGTCAATACGTGATACATATTGTCAAAATCAGCGATTGGCGCCTGGTTTGCTTTCCATTTCTCTGCTGGCAAGCATGCCAAGTAAAGCGTGTCAATATCTTCCTTCAACAATGGAGCAAGGTGAATATTCTCGGAATTAAAACGACAGTCAAAGTCATGGTGCTCGCGAAGCACGCTGCCAATCAATCCAGTGCTGCCAACCAAAACGTCCATCTCAAACTGCCACTGCTGGCGCCTGCTGTCGGAAGTATTTTACGCTGCATCGACAGTTCGCGCGGCATGCGCAGCGCTGCCCAGGAAGCGGCACGCTGCCAATGGGAACCATGCCGCGAGCTGCATAATTTAGGCAATCCTGACAATGCTTTGCCTGAGAATCAAGAATACGCCGCATCAAAGTGTATCCTTGTTTTTCTTGCCGAATACTAGCTCCTTCCCAAAAACTGCCGCGTACACTTTGAGCATATAGGCCGATGCGAGCAAGAGACTGGGCAACAGAAACGCGACCGCCCAGAAGGTCATTAGCAAAATTCTGTAAGTAAGCATATTCCACACGGAGACGCTGCCCGATGCGCCCCCAGTCGGTAGCCACCATTGCTTCACGTCCGCCATTGCCGATAATTGCCGCCTGTACATGGACAAGCTTAAGCGCTTCCCTTACGCTTCCTTGCCATTGGTCCAGCGTAATATCGCCAGAGCCAAGCATACGTGTAAGACGCCGTAACTCAATACCAAGCCTGTTAATTCGACCATCCACCAATGCTTCCACTGCGCGAGCGCTGAGAAAACGTCCATTGGCGCCGCGATACCTACCACTGATAGGGTCATAGCGCCAGGATGATTGATCAAAACGAGCAATGGCTTCGGAAAATTGAGAAAGATCATTGAGGCTGGACATCCTCTGCCTCCAGAATATCCTTGAAGCGCTCAGGCGCTTCCTTCTTCCATTGATTCAATGCAGCGGAAATGTCCTCTTCATCAATAAGAGAAGCTTCATCAATGTCAGCAAGAATGAGCCCGCTTGTTTTTAATGGCTCAATGGCGTCCGTTTTACTGCTGACCATTTTCGCAGGCCCCTTACGCTCAGGATCGGGATCGGCTGCACGTTTGCGGCGCACGATTGTTTGGCGCTCTTCTTTGCTCATGGCTTGAGCTTTTGCCTGGGGAAGACACTTCGGCTTGCCTTCCTTTTCTTCGCGAGCGCCGCAAGGGCCAAGGATTTCACCATTGGCTCCAATCCTCACCCACTTTTCTTTGAACCACTTGTCAAGATCATCTGCGTGCAAATCACCTTCGTCGCTCTTGAAGGCGCCAGCTAGGGATCCGTGCTTCTTCTTGTACATTTGCTTGTATTGCTGCACTACGTAGCCACTTGCATAGGCAGAAGGCCACACTTTAAATTTCGCCTTGGCAGCACTCACCGCACGAGAATGAAGCTCGGCATCGGTGAATTTTACGTCACCACGAATTTCTTCTAGATCACGAGGCAAGAAAAGGCCAGCAGCACTATCTTCCCGGCTGTCTTCCACTTCCCTGCTTCCATCCATGGGAAGCGTGCCATTTTCTTCATTCATTGGATCACGCCCACCAGGAGGAACAGCAAGCTTGCCTCCATTTTCACCCCCATTTTGAGTGGAGCCACCCCCGCCTTGAGTGGGAAGCTCGCGAATGACAGATGGATCCAGAGTAAGCTCCATGCTCCACTCAGAGCCACCATAACGAGCGTCCGCCACCTCTTTCGGACTCAGCACGCCAAGCTGAATATAACGGCCATCTACAGCCGCCACGCGAGCCCTTACGTCAGCCATTTCGCGTTCATTAAGCTCGAACAATGGATTGAAGGAGATGCGCCATGATTCAGGAAGCTCTCCCTTCGTTGGGCCTTCTTTACTAAGCATGATGTATTCCATTAGCTTCTTGACAGGACGCTTAAAATGCGTGCCTTGGTAATCCGCCAAGGTTTTCGCGAAATCACGCTCTTCACTGCGACCAGTGGAGCCCAAACCGCCAGGGCTTTCGCCAAATAAAACAGTGTGAGGAATTTTGCTGGCGCCAATAATATCCACGCGAAGCTTTTCTAAAATTTCCCCGATGCCGCCAAAGTTCCGACTAATAAATTCAAGCTCTTCTTTTTCAGCATCAATCGCGTAGCCGCGATAAATGCTCTTGCTCATATCATTCACCTGCAAACGATCACGAATAGAGCTTTCCTTTCCAGCCGCAAGCATCGCAGCTAAGCCCCTCACTTTATGAACAAAAATATCAAATTCAGTGAGGAGCGTTGCTGCTGAATTTAAACCAGTCCAATAATGACGGAAGCTGTCATAAACAGTTTGCAAGCTGCTCATGCCCCAGCCATAATTGCGTTGCCTCACGCGATAAGGGAGCCAGTCCCCATCAAAACGCAAAATCCTGTCTTTATGAATATAAGTAAGCGTGGGCTCGTTAATTAAATCTCCAGAGATGATCTGATAATAAGTGGCTTTTGAATAGTCGTATAAGTTTTCTTCGTTGATAACTGGGGCAATTTGCCATCTATCAAGACATTCAATTTCTTCAATGCGACGGATGTTGCGTTTATCGACAGGCATGTAAGCGGGACGCCCATCGTCAATAAAGAGAAGTAGACAAGCACCCCCATAAAGGCGGGAGTTTTTGGCTGCAAGGTTAAGGTGCTCGAGGATGTAGAGATCTTCAATCGTTTGCTCAATGCCTTGTACTTCCTCGGCTCTTACGCCATCACCGCCAAACAACACTTTAAAGCCTTTCCTAGTGGCTTGATCCGCATAAATGTCAACAATGCGACGAGGCAGCCATTCGCCATACAGATTTTCAAGCTCCTCTTGAGCAAGAAAGACAGTAGCAGTGGTTTTGGTGTATTGCGCCTTGTCACGACCAGTGCCCATGCCGATCAGCACGTTTTGAAGGCCGTCCGCGCGAATGCCACCTGCCGTGGCATGCCCTAAATCAATTGCTTCGCCTTCCATAACGAACGCTGATGGCTATGTTGTATTGCTTTCAGTCTAATTCCTGGATACATTGTCCGTAGAAGCTGGCCATTATGGACTGGTTGATGCCACTCACCTTTGCCTTCACTCCTGATCAGCGCCAACGGGCTCGTGATGAAGCTTTTCGCAGGCAGTCTCTCAACGAAAAGCAAGGCAAAAAAGGCAGGAACAATGGAGCGGAGAAAGGAGATTTAGCACTACGCCATCATTTACTCGGTGCTGCAGGAGAAATGGCGGTCGCAGTGATGCTTGACATGGAAGATAAGCTCTACCAAGAAACAGAGGCAAAACGTGGCTCTGCGGATCTTCCTCCAAATATTGATGTTAAAACTCGCTCTAAACATTATTACGATTTAATAGTGCAACTAGACGAAAGTCCAGATAAGATATTGGTGCTCGTCACAATTGAAAACCGCATTACGCTTATCCATGGTTGGATAAAAGCCGCTGATGCGATGAAAGATCAATGGAAAAAAGATCCAGCGGGAGGGCGCCCTGCATATTTCGTTCCGAAGACTGAGCTATTATCTTTAAGCACCCTAAAGGCGTTATGACGAAAGATCCTCGGCGCTTTTACGTTTACGCATTCTTAAGAGAAAAAGACTCGGCGAATGGCAAGCGCGTGAGCCCCTATTACATTGGCAAAGGCAAGGATAATCGGGCATTTCGTAAACGTTATCGCGGAACTCGCCCACCAAAAGACAAGTCTCTGATTATCTTTATCCAAGAGGGGCTGACTGAAGAAGAAGCACTATCTCTTGAGCGATATTGCATTGCGCTTTATGGACGACTAGATCTTGGCACTGGAACTCTTCATAATCTCACCGATGGCGGAGAGGGCACTGTAATGCTTTCTCCTGAAATCAGGCGCAAATTATCGGAAGCGAGCAAGGGCCGTCGACATTCTGAAAAAACTAGGCGCAAGATGTCAAAATCAAGATCCGGACCAGGTAACCCAAACTATGGAAAAAAGGGGATGCCTAGCAGCTTTAAAGGTCGCAATCACACCGAAGAGTCGAAACGTAAAATTTCCGAAGCAAAGAAAGGGCGCAAGCAATCACCAGAGGAGCGTCGCATGAGATCAGAATGCGCTCCGCCAAGGTATGAATATGAAGCAATCTCGCCTTCTGGTCAAGTTTTTATCGTGTATAACTTGGCCGCTTTTGCGCGAGAACATGGAATGAAGCAGCACAATCTTGCGTCGGTTGCTAGGGGCAGGATTAAACAGCACAAAGGGTGGAAAATTAAAATCTTGAAAAACTTGAGGCAAGAAAATGCTGAAGTGTAGCGATTTTGCCAAGCATGCCCTTGGCTTAACTCTCTATCCCAAACAGGCCGAATTACTTGACGACTTCTTTCGTCCTGGCATTTCAACTGCTATCTGGGCGCTTGGTAGGCGCAGCGGCAAAAGCTTTCTTGCCGCGATTGCGTGCATCTACATGTGCTTTGTATTGGAACAAGACTACAGAAGCCGAGTGAGAAAAGGCGAAAAGTGGTACATTGTTGCGGTGGCCAACTCACAAGACCAGGCACGTATCGCCTTAAACAATATTCGGCAATTAATCCTTGAGAGTCCATTCGCCCAAGAAATCGTTCGCGAAACTGCCGACATTATTGAAATCAGCAATGGATGTGTATTCAAGGCAATTCCCACGTCTGGTCGAGCCGCTCGTGGTCTCGCTTGTGCGGGCGCGGTATTTGACGAGTTGGCCTTCGCGACAGAAGGCGATGCAAATAGCGGGGGACGGGGAATTTATGATGCCATTTCTCCTTCAATTGCCCAATTCTCAGGCAAGGGACGAATCCTTGAACTTTCTTCTCCATGGTTGACAACAGGTATTTTCCACGATCATTACAAAGAGGCCGCATCGGGAAGATTTCCGTTCATGATTGCGGCGAATTATCCCACTTGGGAGATGAATCCAACCATCTCAAGAGACTTCCTTGATGCCGAAAGGCAGCGTGATCCCGACAAATTCGCCGTTGAATACGGCGCTCAATTTGCCTCCAACCTTTCGGCGCTAGTCAATAGCGATGTGATTGATGCCTGTATTGATGATCGCCGCGCAGCATTACCACCACGCCCTGAATTCCAGGGAGCTTACGTCCTTGCCCTTGACCCCGCCCGTGGTGGCGTTGGCCGTGACGACTACACTGCTTGCATTGTTCACTATGAGAACGGCACTTTGGTTGTTGACAAGTTCCATTCTTTCGTTGCTGATTTTGAAATTAATGGACGGATGGAAGTCAATATCAATGCAGTAGAAGATTGGATTAAGGAACAGCATCGTCTATACGTCTTCGACACTATCGTGATGGACCAATTTAATAGCGCAGGCACAATTCAAAGTCTTGCGAGTGATTTGCCGATCACAGAACTAACGTGGACCGTCAGTTCCAAAATGAAAGCTTTTAGCAAAATGAGGGAGCTGTTCAATGCAGGGCAAATTAATATCTACCGCCATGAGAAAGCCCTTATGCAGCTTAAAAATCTCACTGTCATCTATAAACCCAGTGGGCAATGGAGTGTAACTGGTGGTAAAGCCACTGGCATTGACGACTTAGCATTTGCCATGGCTGGTGCCATTCTTGCTGCAAGCAAAGATGATGACATTGGTTGGATCGAAAGCTTAATCTCCTAGTATGATTTTCAAACAATAGTTCTGTCATGAAGTGACTTATTGCAAATTAACTATGGAGGAAACAAAATTCCTCGTCGCATTATTGGAAAACGCCCCCATTAGTAGGCAAACTTCCTTGCAGCTTCTTGCCGCTGAACATCTATATATTCCCACCTTGCTACCCAAGCTCAAGGCTCATGCCAAGCGGCTAAAGACAGAAGAAAGTCTTGAACGTTCATGGGAAGCCGATGCCACTGATGATGACTACATGCCAGACCATCAAGGCGACGAAAGCTTAAGAGAATATGACGCCTGATCATCGTCATGTTATGATTTCAAGGCTTTCGCGAAGCACGCTGGCCAGCGTTAACAACGAACAGTTCGGGGGAACTGTTCTGCAGACCAAGATGAGCCAAGGCTATGGGCCAACCCATAGTTAAATGCTGTACAAAGACGGATTGAAGCCCCGTCCTCAGCGCCTTGGTTTCAATCGCCTTCGTGGTGAAACAGGTAAACACGTCTAAACCCCGCTGCCGAAAGGCTTGCAGGTTCGAACCCTGTCGAAGGTATACGTTAAGATAGAGCAAATATGCGTTTACCAGTTCGACATGGCCGGCTTGAATTATTCGACCACGCAAATTGAAGAGGCAGTAAAAACTAGCAAAAGTCTTGCTGGTGTATTGCGAGCACTTGGTCTTTTGCCCGTAGGAGGAAATTACAGAACGATTAAGAAAAGGATTAAGGAATTAAATCTTGATACATCTCATTTCACGGGGAAAGCATGGATTCCCAAAGGCGCCGAGGTGAAAAAATTTGATGATTTGACTACAGCGCAAGCAATTAAAAAGCGTTTGATTAACGAGCGCGGACACAGGTGTGAGTGCTGCCGAAAAGAAATGTGGCTAGGAGGTAAAATTATTTTGGAGCTAGATCATATAAATGGAGACAGGGATAACAATAGCCGAGAAAATCTTCAGCTACTTTGTCCCAATTGCCATGCGTTAACTCCGACTTACAGGGGCAAGAATATAGGAGAGAATGCAAAGAACCATCGGGCTGCGTGCCATCAAAGGCATCGTGAATTAAAGCTTGCTAGTGGCCAATACGCATACAAAGAGCAAGTCGAGTCAAACAAGAAAAAACAAGATAGCAGGCAGGGACAAGAAAAGAAGAAGCGCCTCGCAAAAATTGCATCATGCATGAAATGCAACGTCCAAATTGGCAGTAACACAAAGACCCAAATGTGTGCTGATTGCTATCACAAGTCAACTCGCAAAGCCGAAAGGCCAGCAATTGACATACTTATCAAAGAAATACAAAATAGCTCTTTTTTGAGTGTTGGCAAGAAATATGGAGTTTCCGACAATGCAATTCGCAAATGGCTCCGCATGGCCGGTATTGACCCCAGGGGCATCATGTTAAGCTGAAAGGACGTTCACCCCAGCAATGGGGCGCATGACTCGCACGGTACGGAACGGGACCGCGCATCATCGGGAACCATCATGAACCCACTCGCTCTCATCAAGCAGCAGCTTGAGAAAGCTGCTCGCCTGCGTGAAGCTCAACATGCTTCTCTCGTTTATCGCGGCGTTGCCTACGTGCCCAAGCCTCATTGGTTTTGAGCAGTGCCTTGGTTTTAAGCATTAAGCAAAGGAGCCCTAAGGCTCCTTTTTTATTGACTCATTTGTTTTGCCAGTTCCTTGATCCTTCTCAATGGAACATCGGCCACTTGCGGAACAATACTATTTCCTAATTGCTTAAGTCGGTCCACCCTATTGGATAGCCCATCATCTCCTCGACGAAGTGCGGGTTGAGATACATAGGATCGCCAGTTAGGATTGAGCGATTCTCCCCTGGCTTGCCACTGTTCCCGTAATTGTGGCCCAATTCTGCTCCAACTGTCCAACTCAGCTTCTCCCCCCTCGTCACCCCCACGCAAGCTGGATAGTGATAGGTTCTGTCCAAATGGTCCGATGCCGTTGGAGTGGGAAGCATTCTGCCTATCACTGTTTCCAAATTGGGAAAGCGAGATTTCCCCAAATTGCCTTCCGTATTGATTCGTGCCGCCATTGCCGAGCAAGTCCGAGGAGTAGGCAATAATCCAGATGCGTTCTCGCTTGTGACAGGCTCCCAAATCACTTGCTGGAATAATTGCCCACTCTGCATCGTACCCTGCTTTGGCAATTTGAAAGAGGGTTTCTTGGAAAGTTTCCCCGTTTTTGTGGGATAGTAAATTCCTAACGTTTTCAAGCAAGAGGAAGTCAGGTCGAAGCTCCCTAGCCAAACGGATGATTTCATAAAACAACACACTTCGCTCTCCATCGTATCCTGCCTGTTTTCCTGCGACGCTAAGGTCTTGACAGGGGAAGCCTGCAGTAATGAGAGAAAGTCCGTTTGGACAAAGTGGGGCGATGTCTTCCGCTGAGAGCGAACGAACGTCCGTGAAGATAGGCGTATCGGGCCAGTGCTTGCGAAGCACTCTCCGACAAGGCTCGTCTGAATCACAGAAGGCAATGGTCTTGAAACCACCGACAAGTTGCTCGGCTGCATAGCTGAAGCCTCCTATGCCAGAGAAGAGATCTAGAACCGTAAGCATGTCTCAGGATCGCTGAAGATACTCCACTGTATCGCGCACCGACTCGTTCGGCAAGCCCCTATTCCAATGACGAACGGCATTAGCGCATATTGCAACATTGGTAATCAAATACGAAGCAAAAATAAACGTGCGAACAATTGCCACTGTATCTGCTTCCTTGTCGCAATTACTCTCCTTGCTCCCCAGAGCCTTTGCCCACACTCTCCATAGCTTCTTCCTGCGCATAAATCCAGGCCTTTAGTTCTGTTACATACTTTCTAATGATGACAGCTTTTTCAAGATGCCAATGGTCCATGGTTAAGAAAAATTGAGCATTGTGCCAATCAATGGCTCTCAATGATTGATAAATGATTGGATTGAGCGGTTCACGCAGGGGCGTGTTGAACGTTCGACGCTCGCTCACGGCGGAAAAAGTCTTTTATATCTTCAAATGCTACTGGAGAAAAATTGTTCCTTTCTAGGCATGCATTGAAATAGCGTTTATCTACTTGCCCGTCATTAGTGAGAATTTGATGACAATGCAAATGGCCATGTACATTGCCCGTGTAATGACCAGACAGGCACGATGGATGCACGGGAACATGTGTGAAGATTAAGCCTCCAGGAAACGTGCTATCACAAGGATGGAAGAATGCTCCCCGCACGTCTTCAAAATATGGCAAATAGTCCTTTAATGCTCCTTGATCATGATTACCACGAATGAGAATCTTCCTTCCATTGAGACGAGAAAGAAGCTTTAACGATGCACGAGGAATAACTACATCCCCAAGATGGTAAACAGTGTCGCGTTTGCCTACTTTCGCGTTCCATCGCTCAATAATTGTTTCGTCCATTTCTTCGCACGATGAGAACGGGCGTAATAGTTCACCATCAGGACGCAAGAAATCAATCATCTTCGCATGGCCAAAGTGAGTATCTGACGTAACGAAAGCGCTCATTGTTTTTTACTTTGCGTATGCTCAAGATAGGCGCTTAATTTACAGCCTGTCACTTGTCCATCTTTTTCAATGTTGATAACGTAGGAATCTTCTCCTTGCACCTTCACCGCTTCTTCTACTACTGCCACTCCCATTCCAATGATGGTGCCAGTGCTTACATTCAGTCTTCTTGCCAAATATTTGAGAACTGTTTGCAGATCTTCACCAACGTCATACGTGGCCGCGCGAGGCGCTGGTTTGAACATGGTTCAATGGAGAAGAAAGCTCATCATAGGACAGCCCCAGGAATCGAACCTGGCATTCTGGGCTATCTGCCCAACGTGTACCACAACACTTAACCGTCAGCAGCCCCTGGTTTGAGCATCGTTGAGAGGCTTAGGGGCGAGGATCCGTCAAGCTTGCCAAATGGGTTGAGGGCTCACCAGTGGATCAATCTGGCGGGAGCGTCCTCCCGACCTGCAAACGCAGGATTTTACGCAAGCCAGGAAAGACACTCCACAACCAACGGTGGACCTTAGAACTGGCTGCACACTGCCGACAGAGCAGCAGTGGTGGTGGCCCGATGCAAAGCAGAGCGGGAACTCAACAAGCATAGCAAAAGGCGCCCCGAAAGGCGCCTTGCTTCAAAATTAACCTTCACCCCTGTCACTTAGGTAGATAACGGCTTGCTCTAGTGTACTAATCAAATCATTTGCATTGCCAAGCATTAAGTTGCATTTTTGGCAAAGCATGCCACGGACTTTCCCCGAAGCGTGACAGTGATCAACCACTAGCTCCCTAGTTTTCCTGTCTGACTCTTCCGCGCCACAAATTGCACACTTGTGATCTTGGCTCTCTAGAAGACAAAGGTATTCCTCGTAACTGATCCCATAGTTACGCAACAAATAGGAGCTCTTGGCTTTAATGGGATCCCTCTTGGGCTTGTTTCCACTTGCGATCATTTCCGCATAGCGCCTTTGATCATATTCGCGCTTTGATTCGCGCCTTCTGCTGCGATAATGCTCAGCGTTGCCGTTGTAACGAGCCCTCGCCTTGGCATTGCCGCATTCCTTGCACCATCCCTGCCTACCCATCATTCCCTTGAGATGCTTTGCAAATTCCTCAAGGGGCTTAATTTCGCCACAGACAGTGCAAGGGCGCCTGCCGTCTTGAATGATCGCTTTGCCCAGTGTGCGGCCATCGGGCCTGCGGGTGTTTCCCATGTAATTTGCTCGTCCTGCTAATTGTAGTAAGTAAATAGCGTGGAGAACAAAAGGCGCCCAAATGGGCGCCCTGCTATTTGGGAAGAGAGGCGAGGGGTCTCTAAGAATACATAGGAAGCGAGGTGTTCGGACTTTCAAAGAAACTAATCGCCCTGCTGTTCCTGCTCACTGCCATATCAGGAGCCTTGCCCGTCCAGAACAAGCTCTTCGACTGACGCAGCCAAAAATCCTTGTTCAGCCACTGATTAGACGATGCGCTGAGGTCATCAAAGAGCCAAGCAGCAGTGGCGGCACGAAGCTTGTCAAGGCTTTGGCTTTCTTTCTCGCCTAGCTCTTTGCTCACCATGGCATTGGCCACTGTGTGAACCCTTTCGTCCCTACTGATGTCTTGCGAAACAGTACGCATGCCAACGTCACCAGTTTGGCGAAAGAACGGAAGTGCCACAAAGAAAATAGAACGCTCCATGATGCCCGCCTTCAAAATGGGGTGGGCAGGATGTTCATTCCATGCCTTCAAGATGTTCATCACTTCCTTTTCAGCCTTTTCATCTGTGCCATGAGCATCAGCCACATAGTTCAATGCATCCAAGTGGCGATCCTCATCCTCCTGATTGGAGCGAAGAGTTTCAATGATGCCAGGCGTCGAAGGAAGCTCACGCTGCATGCCTTGTTCCAAGAGATCCTTTACGGGAATCTCCAGATGGCGCAGCGCAAGCGCCTTGAATAGCGTCGCCTCAGCTCCTTCAGTTACTTTCCCCTTGGCCACGGCAACGGGCTGCCAAGAGCGCTTCTTGGTAAGCAAATTGAGATAGGGGCTTGCAGCGGTCATTTTAATAAACAATGCGAAGGAAAATTAGGCAAGAAAAGGGCCGCAAGGCCCTTGTTTCATTCAGCGCAGCTAGAACAAAAACCACCGTCTAATGAACAACTTTCAGAAGCATTTTTGGCATCATCGTCGAAGCCAAACATGCTCTTGAAATCTTCATCGAGCGCGGCGTATGCGTCATCTTTACGCTGCATGTCTGGAAGAACTTGCAGGCTGTAATAGATGCTTGTCTGAGGAGATTCTAGCCAATCACGCAGGAATGTTTCATCGTAAGTGACCAAATCTCCCCAAGTATTCATGGAATAACCATGGAAAAGACCAGTGCGTTGATAAAGAGAAACAATGCCATTTGCCACTTTGAAGAAAGTTTCCCATCCCACTTCAGCAGCAATTTCCACTTCTCCATAGTCAAAGCTTTCCACGCCAAACGTGCCACTGTCGCGATCAACCATGCGCCCAATAGGAGGAGCAATTTCAGGGGCAGTGGTGAAACCACGGGAGTCGAGGTAGCGATAAGAGCATGATGCAGTGGGGGCGATGCAGAAGGCGCGTTCCATGCCATGCTCGCGAGCGATCTCAGCAGCGGCGCGAATGCCTTTGTCGAAAGCGTAGACGGCTTTTCCAGCCACGGTATCTGTCCAATGGTGAGACCAAGGATGGGGATCTTCAATTAAATAGGCTTCAAGAGCATCGCCAAAGTCTTTATAACTGATGCCATGGATGGCAAGAAAATTGGCTAGACCCAGCACGCCCAGGCCAATTTGTTTATCAATGGAAGGGGAAAGATATTCACCAGTGTCGCCAACGCCAGTATTGGGATGGAGATCAACTAGCTGTTGCATTCCTTCCGCGAACGCTCCTACAATATTGTCAATGGTGCAAGCACCAAGATTTACGTGCTGTAACAAGCAAGTGCCACGATGCTTTAGCCAAATCTCTTCACAAACATTGGGCCAGATACGCTCCCCTTTCGCATCAAAACGCTTCTTAGTTAGCCACATATCACCATTGGCAATTGCCTTCAAAAGAGCGGCAATAAGCTCGGGCGATGCTTTATCTAGAAAATCATTATCAACAGTAATAGAGCGCTTCACCCAGGGAAGATCTTTGCGGGAAGCTTGAATAAATTTAATTGCGTCTGGATGGTCGTAATCAAGATGCAAAGTAACGGCGCCATTGCGAAATTGACCGCCACGACGTAACACCTCGTTCAGCTTGCTGTAAATAGTCGCAAAGCTTACGGGACCGCTAGCCACAAGTCCTTTTCCATTGTCTTCACCTTCTGGGCGAAGCTTGGAAAGGTTTACAGCCGCTCCTGCCGCATTGCGAAGAGCATGAGAAACAAAACGCCACGACGCCTCAATTCCATCCGGTCCCTCCATTGAGTCTTCAACCACGAACGTTGTGCAGCTCACCGGGAGCCTGCTTTCAGGGCTGTCCATCCAATCTTGCACTCGCCCCGTCCGCGCGATCATCTCACTTTTAGCTTTTTCCTTGAACGCCATAAGACAACAAAAGGGGGTCAGCGCCCCCTTGGAAATCAACAAGCACAAACTAGCATGGATCAATCGGGCACGTCGTTCAAACTTGCAAATTCTCCATGATGCTTTAAGGCTGCCTCGTTGTAAGCTCGCGCCGCTTCAAGTTCGGAGTGAAAAGTCCCAATCCAAATGTATTTACCATCGGCTTGCATCTTGGCAATCCACCTTTGGCGCCTCTCGTTCCAATACACGCATTTGTAATTACTCGTGTACTTTGATTTTGACTTGCCGCGATTGCGCATGTTTTCCCTATGCGATGCCTCGCGGAGATTTTCGATCACGTTGTGCTTTTCTTGTGTTTCAATGTGGTCAATAAAAATGTTGTCAATGTTTTTGCCCGTGGCTAGCGCGTAGATCAGTCGATGGACGTAATAGGCACGCTTTTCTCCGTTATAAGTAATATTGACGGTCCAATAGCGAGTCTTGGGCATATAAGAGCCCGCAACATCGCCTTGCTGCGCATTGACGGAAACGGTCTTATTGCGCCGTAAACCGCTAGGGCTCGTTTCGTCAACAACAAAAAGCTCGTGCAAATAATCGAGCGGAGGCAGTGGCCTGCGTGTTAGCTTTGCCATGTCATCTAGAGATAGTAGGTGGCCGGGAGCGAGACGCGCCAACGTCGTCGCTCCAACTATTCTAATGGCAAATTGCTCCTTTGTGTGAGCCGAACTCTGGCTCAGTCGCACAAATTTTCAGCGTCCTCGACGGAGAGCCTGTCCTTGATAAAAAGCTTTGCTTCATTAAGCGTACGGAAATAATGAGGAGCGCCGTCTACTGCAGCGAACCATTGAAACTCAGGCTTGCTGAAACATGGCCATAGCTTATAGGGACCATAGTTAAATGGCTGGCGTTCTGGCAAACCAAACATGGGAATAGTCCGTAGTTTTACCACGCTAGTTCTTCTCATAAACTGCGCATGCATTATTTAATACATTCTTCAGCAAACCGCCATCTACTGTCTGAATCCTTAAGAAATTGTGAAGATTTTTAGGCTTTTGTATCGCCATGATACGAAAAAACCCACATTTTACTCACAGGCTGAGATACGATTACCGTAAGCGGAGCACACGCCAAGCCCGGCTCCTCCCGCTTAGTCCCCTCCCGGACATCTCCCCTCTAACGGAGCGCCCAAAGCGCGAAGTGACGGGCAAAAAGGCTAGGTCAGCCCCGATGTCCTAGTAGCGGAGTCCCCCAAAGGGACGGAGCCTCTCCATTGAGGGGCGAATTTCAAAAAAAAGCTGTGTCAGTCTTATGTGATGACACGGCCAAGCTATGCGTAGCTTCTGGGAAAGGCCAAAAAACAGGCGATTTCTATCTTTAAAAGCTTGAACGGCGGCTTTGGGCCGCCTTTTTGCTAATGGCAATGGAAAGGAAATGCGCGATTTTGTGCGTCATTCCGACGGCTTGAGGCCGTCTCCATTGGAGAAGCTAATTGTCTGAAATGCCTCAAGCGGCGTCTTTCAGACTTGCTTTCGGCATGCTGCGACTAGGTTTTTGCTGGTTATAGTTTTGCAAATGCTTCTTGTCAATGACTGTCTTGCTGGAAAAACGCTGCTCTACGTGCGGCATCATCAAAAATATTGAACAATTTAGTCTTCAAAAAGATAACCGCGATGGACGACGTTCCCAGTGCAAAGAATGCTCTGCAGACTACCGAAGAGGCAATCCAGTGGTAGTGCAAACCGCCAACATGGTTAAAAATGCCCGTCAAAGAGCAAAAACTAAAAACCTGGCGTTCAATATCGACCATGATTTTGTTCGCTCAATAGTTCCCTCGCATTGTCCAATTTTCAATACCAAGCTCGAATGGTCTGCTCAACGAGGCAATGGTAATCGCCCTCTTCCAAATAGCCCCTCCCTAGATCGCATTGATCCAACTAAAGGATACACAAAAGATAATGTATGGATTATTAGTTACAAAGCAAATACAATCAAAAGCAATGCCTCTCATGAAGAGCTAAAACTAGTCACAGAAGCCGTTGGACGCGCCATCGTTGATTCGCTTGACTGGTAGGTATAAATACTTAGAGGGTGAAAAAAGTAGATCATTTTTAATTCCACTTTTTGAGGAGGTATGCCCAGCCCACCACTGTACTACTGCCGTACTACTGCTCCCTAGTACGCCAGTACCATCAGCCATGCTTATGCCAAGCATAAGCAAAACTGTATAAAGAATTGTTGCAAAGTGTCGAAAACTGGCGCATGATTCTATATACTTTAGGTGCAGCAGAGATGCTGTAACGAACCTCGCAAACTCAAGGCTATGTCAATTGCAGACATGTTCGCTGCTCAGTTAGAAGAACTGAAGCGGCGAGATATTGAGTCACAGCGTCGCACTCAAGAATTAATCGAACGTTCACGCCGTTTGATTGAAGAACTAGAGGCGATAGATCTAGACTCAAAAGTATAACAAAAGGCCCCTAAAATAGGGGCCTTCTTTATTTTTTATATTATGCGGCTATGCGCATAGGAGATATTCCCTCACAGCGGCCACTGACCAGGCCATAACTATAGGCAGGCACAGCGAAAGCCTGTCACCCTAGAGAGCAGCAGGCGGGGCTAGAAGGCGGGATAGAGAGGGCTAGCAGGGCGGGTAGCCGATCCTACGTAGGCGGGATTGAGAGGGGAGAGAGCGGAGGAGGAGGAGCCAGAGGCCAGGGAGGCGAAGGGAGAGGAGAGAGAGCCATCCTGATTCTCGAGAGCGCCATGAGGCGAAGCGAGCGAGGAGGGGGAGGCCAGGGGGAGGAGCGGAGCGGGAGACGATGAGGAGGGAGCGAGAGGAGAGGGAGGGGAGACGGTAGGAGCGGATCACGAGAGAGGCTCCTCCTCAGTCTCTGAGGCCTCGAGGAGGAGCTCCTCTAGTTGGGAGATGAGGCAGGAGAGAGAGAAGGCACGAGAGGGGGAGGCTGTCTCGAGCTCTGAGAGTAGGGAGGAGAGCGCCTCCTCTGCCTCCTCGAGAGAAGCGAAGGAGGCGAGGCTATGGTTCACGCCGTATTCGTCAGGAGCGGAGAGAGAGAGGGGGAGAGCCATGGGAAGGAGAGAGGAGGAGAGCGGGAGGCCTTGAGGCCTCCTTAGGGAGGAGCTTCTCAGATGCGAGAGAACCTGTAGGAGCCTCCTCCTGCCATGAGGCCAGAGTCAGGAGCGAGAGCGAAGCGAGAGGCCGCAGAAGGATCGGCTCCTCTTGATCGCTTGAGGCGGAGCAAGACGGCGAGGCCAGAGAAGCCAGGAGCGGGAGCGGGATCGAGCATCCTGAGATCATTTGCATCCCCATCAATGCACTGGAGGAGAGCTTCTCTGCCTCTGTCATTGCGGAGGAGGAGGGAGCTCGGGAGCTCCTCTCCTTTGCTGGCCAGGATTGGAACCGCCAGAGAGAAGCCTGCCTCAACGGCATCAAGAGCGCGAGAGGCTCCTCCCTCACGATCAGCAGCGAGAGAGGCCGTTGTATGGATGCCTGCCTGTCTCATGGCCAGGAGGCCAGAGCGTCCGTACACGGGAGCCTTGGCATAATCGTAGAGAGAAAGGAAGGGGACAGATGCGAGAGCCTCAGGGATGGTGCGGATGCCCTGAGGGATAGGAGCGCCGAACAGAGCGGAGAGAGCCTCTGCCTCCTCACGAGAGAGGCGAACAGAGAGCCAGGCCTCCTGCCATGGGAGTTCTTGAGTGCCATTAAGGCGGAGCGCGAAGGGGAGGCCGAGACGGCGGGCCTTGCGATAGGAGAGGCCAGCCGCCCATAGGAGGGAGAGAGCGAAGGCCTCACGATCAGCAAGGAGAGCAAGGGAGCGGCGAGCTCTGCAGGCTCCTACGCTCTGACTGATTCCCCCGTGGCCAGAGAAGGCGAGGCAAAGCTCCTGACAGGCCTCTGAGGCGAAGGGGCAAGCATTAAAGAGGAGAGCTCGAGCGGTGAGGCCTTCTCTGTCTGCCAGAGCGCGGATGCCAGGGAGCTCTCCTCTCACGGGAGAGGCATGAGAGCCAGGAGAGACGGCTCGAGCGAGGCCGCGAGAGGGGAGGAGATGGAGAATCGATGAGAAGGCGAGGCCGCTCCCTTTTGCGAGCTTTGCATTCGCGGAGCCTGACGTCAGAACAGAGTCTACGGAGAGCCCGAATCTAGAAAGGAGGGAGCGAACGCGCTCAGGAGCGCGAGGAGCGCGAGAGAGGCGAGCGGGAGCGAGAGGAGCCAGGAGAGCGGGAGCCATGAGAAGGAAGGAGAGAGGAGAGCGAACAGAGAGAAGGCCTCCCTATGGGGAGGCCAGGAGCTCAGGAGCGAGGGGAGCGGGAGAGCTTCTCAGCAGCATCGCAGGATGCAGCAGCAGCCAGAGCGAAGGATGCAGCAGCAGCAGAGGCGAACAGAGCGAAGGGAGCGGCGAAGGGAGCCGCTTCTCTAGCGGAGGGAGCCAGAGCAATGCGAGAGCCGTAGGTAGCGGTGCAGAGGCCGAACCCTACAGAGCCCGCGAACAGAGCGAGGGTAGGAGCGAGAGCGCGAACAGAGCGGAGCATGAGACAGAGAGCGAGAGGGAAGGAGAGCGGGAAGGAGAGCGGGAGGCCTCGCGGCCTCCCTTGAGAGATCAGAGAAGGGAGGAGCGGAGCGCCTGCCAGAGGCAGGCAACGCCGGCGTGATCGTAACGACCGCCGGAGCTCTGAGTGTTTGTGATGATCAGAGCGGAGATGAGATCAAGAGCCATGAGAGGGAAGCGAGAGAGCAAGGCGATCGCTCGCCTCATGCCAGAGACAATAGGCGATATAGAGGGGGAGGCCAGAGCCTCCCGCTCCTCTTGAAATATTTCGCAACAAACGACCGTCAGAGATCGGAGGAGGAGAGCTCCTCGAGATCAGAGAGAAAGGCCTCGATCGTGGGAGACGGCAGCCACCTAGCGAGCTCCTCGAGGAGAAAGGGGAGGCCAGAGGAGGCGAGGCCGAGCTCCTCCGCGCGATCGAGGAGCCGAGCTCGTAAGTAGGAAGGGAGAGCCATGAGAGAGCCTTAGGAGGAGAGATCAGCAGAGCGAACAGAGAGAGGGAGCTCGGCACCTAGTGGGATGCCATGGCGAAGGCGAAGGAGGGAGCGCCTCTCACGGAGGAGGCGCTCCTCTGCCTCTCCTGAGAGGCGAGGGAGGAGGCGCTCGATTGTGGCGAGGCGCCTCTCGAGAAAGGAGAGCATGGCAGAGCCTCAGGAGACGGGAGAGAACAGAAGGGAGAGGAGCTCCTCGAGCGCCTCCTCTCTGTCAGCTCGAGCCTCAGGAGAGAGCGAGGGGGAGGAGAGCTCCTCCTCGAGCTCGCGAGCAAACAGAGCGGCCTCACGACGAGAGGAGAAGGAGAAGCGAGGCCAGGAGAGATCAGAGGCGAGGAGTTCGTGAGTGGGAGCCATGGGAGCGAGAGCGAGAGAACAGAGAAGGAAGGAGAGGAGGGAGGCCTCCCTTGAGGGGAGGCCAGAGGCAGAGCCTCAGAGGAGGCCGAGACGAGATGCGCGGCGAAGGAGAGCGGAGCGGGAGGCCTTCGCCAGAGCGGGAGCTTTCTCTCCTGCCTCTGTCAGAGCCTCGATCAACAGAGCGCGAGGAGAGGAGGAGGAGAGAGGCTCTGGCAGAGCGGAGGCGAGGCGCTCGAGCGAGGAGGCTACAGAGCGAAGGAGAGGAGCGAGACGGCCTCGAGCCTGCCAGAGACGAGCGGTGAGAGCATGGCAGAGAGCCAGAGAGAACAGGAGCGCCTCGAGAGCCTGAGAGGCGATCGCCTCCCATGGGAGAGAGGAGAGCGCCTCGATCAAATCAGAGAGAGGAGGGAAGGAGGGAGAGGCAGAGCCTCTGAGAGAAGGGGAGAGCATGAGAGCCAGAGAACAGAGAGGAGGCCTCGCGGCCTTGCCAGAGACAATAGAAAGAAGGAGAGGAGGAGCCAGAGGCGCGGAGCCGTATTGTCACATCTCTTAACATCAGGATCATGATCATGATCAGAGCGGGATCGTGATCATGAGAGAGAGCGAGAGCCGATCATGATGAGGATCCCCATCAAAGCGCCATCGTGATCATGATCGTGATCAACCGAGAGTGTGATCATGATCAGTAGCGTGAATGATCATGATCATGGCCAGTATCTGCTACGGATACGTATCAGTATCAGTCAGGATATCAGCACACAGCCCTATGTCAGCGTCTCCTGACATGCGTGTATGCGCATATGCGTGTAGGCGCATAGAAGCATGAGCGAGGCCGAAAATGGGGGGCTGGGGCGGCTCCTAATATACCGCATTCTGCTTAGTCCCCATACCGTCTTTCGTTTAGTCCCCTTACCGCGTTTCAGTTTGTTTTCACCAGCCATGGCCATCAAAAGCCGCCTTTAGGGCGGCTTCTTCGCTGGCAAACGGTCCTCCTACAAAGCTTTCATCATCATCAGCATAGAAATACCAACCTTCAACAAGTTCTGTACCTTTGCAGCAATCTTCAGAGAAGAAATCTACGAGAATCATTTCATTACCTGCTGAAGCCTCTTCCACAGCCATTGCTCTTTGGTATCGGGACGCATCAGCTCGTAGCCATCGTGATCAATGATGGCATCACCAGCGCTGTCTATGTAACCTTCAACGTCCCTGCGCCAGATGCCCCTGCAAGAGCCTTGCTGGTCAAAGACGGCAATAATGTCTTCCCGATCCTCCATCGCTTGCCTGACGTGGAAGAGAAGGTCTCTCAAACGGGCCGCTTGGTAGCGGCCTCTAGTGGGAGGGAAATACGGGCCGTTGTCTTGATAAGTGGAAATGGTCAGCATGGTTCAGAAAGCAGGACGGTCAGGAAGGAAGTCAGGCTCTTCTTCAGCCTCGTGAACAATTTCTTTGAGCTGGTCAATAATACAGCGAATGGCATACGCTGCACCAGGCCCCACATTGTCTAATGCTTCGTCCATTGTTCTAATTTCATCATGCACGTCTTGAATAGTTTCAAAAGTCTTGAGGGCGTAAGGCACGCCCCATTCATCATCAACAATGAGAGAATAAGGCATTGTCATTTAAAGAGAGGGGAGAGGGCTGCGGGGGCAGCCCTTGACTGAGCTAGGCCAAGCTTCACGAGGCGAGGCTTTAACGACACTCAGTTGCCGGTAACGCTCCAATGAAGAAAAATTGGGCGAAGCGATACTATCACATTTGATCGCAGATGCCCATCAGTACTTCACCAACGTATTTCCTTGCTGCTTCAATGTGGCCAAAGGCTTCAGAGCGTTCATCACGAGCTTGATAGTAAGCATCAGGACCTTGCGGATAGAAATCTCGCCCGTTACACGTTGTAGAAGCAAAAGCTTCTAGGGCTTTGGTAAGGGCATCGTAGGCAGCAGCGTATTCATCACGGAGCGTGGTCTTGCCAGTGCCGTTGAGATGGAGAGTGGGAACAGTTGCCATTAGGGAGGTTGCGGAGGGTGAGGAGGATAAGGAGGGCTCAGCCGTGGATGATGCTGTTGAAATATTGTTCGGCCTCCCATTTCTGATCAAAAAGGCCGTAGCTGGTGTCGTGAAGCTGGAATTCAGTGATGCGTTCCCAGCCATAAGCTTCCCACTTCGTGGAACCATCTGCGCAGAGGAAAGGGCGAATGCCGTAGCCGCTGTGCTGTGCCTGACGGTCAGCTTCGAGACGGGCCTCGTAGGAAGGATAGTGCTTCATTGATTCGGAGGGGCATCGCTGCCTGAACTGAGAGAACAATACAGCAGAAAGGCCCTGTTTCCATGGCCTGTCACAAAACTTTACGAAGCGTGGAGGCTTTCAATGCGGAAGGGGCCGAGGCGGCCTATTCTTAATGCTTTTTCCTTAACAAATTGCTGGCTGTTAGTTTTAGTGTTTTTGATTTTGTATAAACCAGTTTCAGGAATAGCTTTGACAATAATATACTCCCCCCTCCATTGTTTAAAGCCAACGTCATACAAATCAACAATAGTACCAACGGAGAATTTCATGAGGACAACAGGCGCTTAATGTCACGCTCTACATTCTTCAATGCCCGCCAATCAGTGCAGCTTGTGCTGCAAACGAGAGTCTTGCCAGAAGAATGCTTAAACACGTAGTGCTTGTTCTTTCTATGAAGAACAAAGCCGTGTTGTTTAACAAGCTCAAACAATGCGCGTCTATTGTCCTTTAATGCCATTACAAGAAGCGCCAGATATCGTCTTGCATACTGTCAGCAAGCGTTAGGAAGAAAGCTTTTGTGCGCTTATTTGGTTGACTTGCTGGGGCATGCTGAGGGGCTTTATGAACAAGGGCCAGAAGCTTAGAGCGAGCAGCAGAACGATCATCACGAGAATAGCTTGATAAAGAATAGCCAGCATCTTTCACCATGCGAGAGATGGCACGCTGAGAGCGAGTTAGGAAGGGAGTGCAGGTCATTGTTCAGAAGGTGAGGGTTTGACCGTTAGCTTTGATGCTCAACACGCGCTCACAATCAAACGAGCGCCATGCACCTTCGCCTACATTGCGAGCAATGGTGAAATCACGGCAGCGAATGATTGAAGGCTTCTTTACGGCAGTGCCTGTGCCTTTGATTTCCTTAGTGTCACGAGGATTGAAGCAAAGGCTGCGAACAGAGCCGTCTGCTTTTACAAAGCGCACGTTCACAATGCTGCTACCAGCATTGAAGATGAAGCTTTTGATTTTGTCAGTTTTAGTCATTGGAGGAGCCATCGCTGGCAAAGGACTAGAGAAGGAAAGAGGCCCCCGAAGGGGCTCTCCCGCGTTCCCGAGGGAACAATAGAGCTACTGCACGGCGTTGTCAAGGGGATCAACCGGGAAGCCATTGGCAATGCGGCAATAGCGTTCTGGGTGGAGCTTGAGGCATTTTGTCAAGCCCTCTTGATTTGGCATTGCCTGAGGGGCGGCTACCAGAGCAAAGGCACCAAGCCCAAAGGCGAAGGTGACAAGCATGAAAGAAGCAAGGTTCTTAGCCATGATTTCAGAGGCGAGCGATACAGACGCGGGCAGTGCCTTGGCTGGGTGAAGCAATCTTTGAGAAGCTGCCATAGGACAAATCGATCATGCGTCCCCCGTAGTATGGGCCGCGATCAAGGATGGTCACCACAGTCTGCTTTCCATTGTCACGGTTCGTTACAAGGAGGCGTGTGCCAAATGGAAGCGATGGGTGGGCAGCAATGGAGCCGTAGGCATTGAATCGAGCACCACTGGCAGTGCGTTGTCCGTCGTAACCATCTCCAATGCCATAGTGCGAGGCGGTGCCGCATTGCCTTGCATGAGCAGGCGTTGGGAAAAGGGGAGCGAGGAGCAAGAGGGAAAGAAGAAATCGTGAAAGCATCAAGCTGGTGAAAAGAACTAGAGAGGCCCATCGCCATCGCTGGCGACAGTCTTACCATTGTGCCATGTCTGTCAAGGGGCTTGCTGGATGCTATGCTTATGGAGCAGTCGGTTCTAGAGGCTTAATTGCTTCTCCTGTCGCAAGGCGGGCCGTGAGGGTGGACACTTGACGGAAGTGTGGGCAATGCTGTATGGCTTTGCCAGGGAGCTAGTCATTCTCCTGAGAGGCACATTTCCCTTCTAGGCGAGGAGATTTCCCCTAGTTGTTGTTGGGTATCGGAGGCTGCGCAGAGAGAGGGGGCTTCGGCCCCCTTTCTTTGTGCCTATACATAGTTGGCCGACAGTAGGCTATAGAAGGCCAGCCGATTCTTTATGGAAAGGAAATTGTCTGTTGAGCAAGAGCGTGAACGTCTTGCACGATGGTTGAGAAATGGTGAGCAATATGATGATTGGGAATATGGAACAGAGCCTATTCCCGGAGACCATAGCTGGGCAAAAGAAAAGGCCCCATCAGGGACCTTTTAGATAGAGATAGTGACTACTGGGCTTCAAGCTCAGTAGTGATGACGAAATCATATTCCTCGTCAATGGCTTCAAGCTCGGTAGCAATTGCGAAAATTGCCTCACGGATCGCATCGTTTCTTGCTTCCATGCCGTGATCCCAGTCACGATTGCCCGTGTACACAAAGTAAACCCCAGGAGCAACTTGATCCGCAGCAGCACGAAGAACGGCAGCAGCACAGCGATAATCTTTTTCAAACGGACCATCGAGCCAGCCACAGTTATTCATATAGGCATCCAAAACTGCTTCTGCGGCGAGTGAAAGTTTAGTCATTGAGCAGTCCTCCATCAACGAGACCGTCGCACCATTCTTTGAATGGTGCTTCAATCTGAGCCATGGCTTTGTTGTCGATAGTTTCAGGCTTGCGGATCATGCTGAGTGCCAAGCCCAAAGCATCGCCAAGGCGATTCTCCAGCGTGTCCAGTGGCACAAACTTGTAGTCAGTCATAGATTTGCCTCCTGCTCCAGCCAGCGAGCGGCTGTATAACCGACTTCGTTCTCACGCATCCACATTGCCACCTCACGGATCGCGGCACGGGCCATAGAGCCTTGATCCTTGATGCTCTCCATTAAAGCATCTTCAACTCGCTCCACCAATCGATAATTAACAATTTGGTTTGAATCAGGAGTTGACTTTAAATTGAGTCCTAACTGGTCTTTGACTTGTTTCGCTTGATCAGGTGTCAACTTCAGCGGTTCGCTGATTTGATGGACCTTTGAGGCTTGGCGTTCAGCGGCTTCCAACGACTCGATCCGACTTATCAAAGCCGAAATGCTGGCGCTGGTTTCGACGATGTGTTTGTGAGCTGCAGCCTCCAGTGTTTCGACCCTGGCGCGGAGTTCGAGGATGCAGGACTCACCGGCAACGGTGGCGAATTTCTGCACATTTGCCCACTGTGCGGGGGTTGCTTTGTAGTCAGTCATCGAGTTGTTCCAGTGCGCGGCGGATGGTGTCCCAGTCCTTGGGTGACGGCCGCCATCCGTTCCCAGTAAAGAGCCTTCAGCTCCTCATCCGTCGGTGTGGAACAGCCTACGAGTACCCACTGCTTCCCATCCCACAGCTCAACAGGAGAGTTCTGAGGCTCGCCCTGCCACTTGAGCTCACCCACATGCGGTTCGTCAGTCATCAAGTTGCCTCAAAGTGAAATAGCTGAAAATTGAGTTAAACATGACGCCTATTTGTAAGTGGCTTAAGTGCCTCGATAGCGGCTCGGAGATGATTGGATGCTGTGTACACGTTGTCCACATCCCATCCCTTCACGGAGTCAGAGTAAAAAGACGGCAGATTTTCGTAGACAAGACGTAACTCAGTGATGAGTGTGTTCAGTTCGCTCTTGGCGTTCGCCCAGTTCATGTCAGTCATCGGGCAGGGCCTCCAGTGCGCGGAGAAGAATGTTGTAGTGGGCTGCGTCCAGTTCAGCGTCATCTAGAACTGCGATGGCCTGTTCCTTAAAGCTCGGCGGCTTGGGGCGGCGGTCAGCGCGGATTTCATCAACAAGTTCTGGATCGGCTTTGAGCCACTCACAGCACGCCTCCAGCTCTTGGTCTGCGCCCCATTGGGCGACAGCTATAAGAACGCGTTGATCAAACGGGCTAATCACAGAAACTGGGGCGCCGTACAGCTCTTCCAGCCACTGCTGCACCAGCTCCGGCGGTGGGGTGATGGGGAAGGAATGATTCTCAGTCATTTTCAATGCCGATAGCTTGTTTGTTGGCGTAGTCACTGTGCAAATACTGCCAGCGAAGAAGCGATGGAATGGAAGCTGGTTCAACGCCCATGTCTTCCAGCAGAAGTTCAAACCATTCTGCCATTGTGTCAATCACTTCCACCACCTGCTGATCATCGGCCCTCTTGTTAAGAGCCTCTCCCAGCATTTCCTGAAGCTTGGTAAATTTGCTCATGATTAAATGCCAGTGGCAGCACGGTAAAGCTTAAGGCACATATCCTCATGCTTTTGTTTCCATAGCTCTAAACGACCCTCCAGTTGCTGGAGAGAAAGCTGTCTGTTTAAGCGTTGAGGGCGCTCCCAATCAAGATCGGGATCGTTGTCATAATCACCATCAGTAAAGAAGGCCATGCTCACAAAGCTCCTTCTTTGATGGCACGTGCATAAGAAAGCAAATATTCTTCCAGATCTGCGCCAGTAGGAGCTTCTTCGACAAGGGCTTCATGGTCTTTCTTGTGGTGCTGCAGGGCTGCTTCAAATACGCGGCGAATGGCATCAAGAGCAAATTGTTGCACAGCATTAGGTTCTTCATCAGAAGCCTTTTCTAATGTGCAAATAAATTCTTGTAGTTCTTGAAGGCTGATATTGACATTGACCATGGGAGAGCCGAGGCTCATCACAAGATTGTTGCCATGAAAGGCGCTAATACCGCCTTCTTCGCCTAACCAATGATAGAACCTTGTAGTCATTGCTTTAAAGAGAAAGGGCATGCAAGCTCTCGCCCGCATGCCCAGTAGTATGCCGCCTTCAGCAGGACAGGTCAAGCGTTGTAACAATTCTTAACAGAGCCTGCCTTCTCCCTCAGTTCAAGCGTGGTGCGATACGCAGCCTTATGGCTTGGCAATGGCCTGTCCCGCCATTTGGTGGCAATGCAGTGGCAAGCGCCCATAGGCTCTAGCACGACATGCCTATTAGTCCTGTCAAGCAGAATTTGCAGGGCCTGGCGCTTCCGCTTGGAAAGATTAGGCTCAGGCTCTTCAATGCCCACCCTTGCATAGTCTGCCAGCTCAGACAGATCGTCCAGCAAGTTGGTCGTTATTACGAAATGACGACCGCGATGCTGTGCTTTAGACCATGCAGGATGCACGTTTTCTGCTGCTAGAGCCTTGGCATCTTCCTGAAGCTCAGGAGGAAGCACAATGTGAACTGTGGGGGCCAGTGGTGTGCCTTCAACAATGAAGGAAGGCTGATGCGTGTCCATGAAAAATCAATGGAAAAGGAATTCACGGCTTTTGAAGATAACCAATGTATTGCCCCATATGCGACGAGGGAGCAATGCTTGAGCACCTAGGCTATTTTGCCAACTAATAGAAAGCGGGCCGAACCACATTGTTCCCCAGTCACTTGTGCAAATTAGACCAATGAAATCATTCATTGCAATTCCTCGGGAAGGTCTTCAGGAAGAGGCTTGATTTCTTCAATCAAAGCAATTTTAATATCGGGGCGCATTGCAAGCATAAAATGTTCAGCTTGTTTAGGAGACATTGCGCCCAAAGCAATAGTTTTACCTTCGGAAGTAGTTATCTTCCAAGTGCGACATGGAGTCATAAGCAATCTTCCTCGATGTGTTCAAGAATGGCTTGAGAGAGTTCCTCTTCCAGCATAATTTTCCAATCTTGATCACCGCCGAGACTTCCCACTTCACAAACAAGATGAAGACTGTCTGAAATGCGAGTGGCGTCCATCATGCAAGCCACTGCTTCTGGCATCTGACCAGTGGCAAACAAGTCTTCTGCTGCTTCCGTATGGGCTTCAAACCATTTACCAAGAGCAAACAGCGCCACTTGCCTGTAAACCTCGTCGCCGTAGCTCTCTAGGAGCTTCTCGATGCTCTGGTGGAGCTGAGGCGGAATGCCTACAGTGCCATGGTCAGCAAGGTGGGGAGCAATGGAAGCGGAGATAGCATCACGCTTGTTTTGCTTGGCTGCAGCAGCCTCTCGCAGGAAAGCTTCGGCAGTAGAGAAGGTGAAATCAGACAAGAGAGGAAGGCAACAATGACAGTGTGCCCACGCTAGCGGCGCTTGTCAATAGTCGTCTTTATTAATTGTTTGTAAAGGAATGGTCTCAGGCCATTCCTCTTTCTCTGGCTCTGCATCAAAACTAACTTCCGCCGATGCAGGCAAGGAATTCTTCCTGCGTTCTTCGGTGGCAGTGGCTTCTTTTTCTTTTGCAATGGTGGTGGAAAGATCTTTTAGGAATTTCCTGTAGGAATTGTCTTGTTGTGACTCTTGTTTGATTTCATTGAGACCCAGCAGCTTCGCCTGCTCAACAAGAGAATTCTTTGCCACGTTAAGGAACGATGCGTCGCCAGCACATTCTTCAATTTTGATCATCTCTTTACCTCCATCGTCACCGCCTTCCATCATTGTTATCACACGCTTCCTTTTGCTTTTCTCAAAGCTATCAAGAGCCAAATCTTTTAAGTCCATTTGCTCTTTCAAAAGACGTGCTCGATGCACGTCTTGATTCTTGAGAAT